CGTAAATGCTCCCCAGTTAGGGGCTATACGTTGCGCGTCCGCTGGGGGAAAGGCCCCCATGGCGCACAGATTTTAAGCGTTCAGTTTATTCTTAACGTTTAAAAGAAGCTCGGAAATTTCATTGAAATTTTCGAGCCGGCCGTAGAAGTCGGGGTCTAAGATCCGCTTCTGCAGGTGCCGGTCTACCACGTTGATGAGGTGGAGTACCGGTTTCGTCAAGGGGTCCCCCATCAGGACTCCTCGCCGAAGGACGATTTTATGGATGTCATTACCCATATCTTCGCCAAGATCTTTTAGTAAGCCTGTGGCTTTAAAGAAGATCTCACGGGGCTTGTAACAAGTTTCTATTACAATGCCCTGTAATACCTTGGGGACGCCACATTTGGTCATCCAAGGTACACCGAGATCCTTTGCAACTTGATGTTCAAGGAGGTCGGTTGCCTCTTTGTAGTCTGTGGAAGATACAAAGAGGTCTTCGTAGGTGTCTGTCCGTTCGACATAGCCTTCGAAAGGGGTCTCCTCTCTTGTTAAAAGGGAGAAGACCTCGTTTCTTTCAATCTCGTTTGAGAACGAGTTGAAGAAATTCCAACCGTGGTTTGAGGCACTCATACCCGATTGGCTGCTCTTTATCCCTTTTGCTAGAGGTACAGAGCATAACTTACTTACAAGATCGAGCACGATCTTTAAGCAAGCACGGGCCTTGGTAACGCTTCTCGCTTTACCAGGCTCCTTCACCACGGTTAGGAATGCCTTAAGCAATTCCTCCGGTGGTGTGTGGAGAACTCGGTCAAGACTGACCCAGAATATAAGTTCCCCAACAGTGTCGAATTCATCGGAATGTTTCCATGCTACGACACTACCGGTGTCCAGATCCCGTATCGGGATTTGGGACATCGGATCAACATCACAGATCATTTGTTTGATCTGTTCTGTCGTTCCGCCTTCTTTTCGGGTCTTTTCCCAACAAGCGGCGGACGTAACCGTTACTCTCGACTTCGTCGAGAGTCCGGTCACAGCGGCAATGGGAAGGTTCGCGATAACCTCCTCAATTGCCATTCTCCTCAAAGAGCGCTGTGTGCGCGTCTCAGGAGGAGCCTCCAACGAAACGGTTTCAAGAAATTTCCGCTTCGATTGAAGAACGACCAGGGGGGGTGGTGTTCCACACCCTCTAGTCTGAGATAGAATGCCTATAATCAATAGACGTTCGTATCCCTTTGCTGCTTGAAGAACTTTCCAAGTTCTCCAATGCAGCCGGGACCATTCCCGCCCTTCTGGGGGGGGCTTGGTCTCATGTTCAAGCAGGCCTCTATGAGAAACTTGCTTGAACCACTTTCTACTCCACTTAAGTGTGGCGTAAGAAGTACGGATGGTCACTGCCTCTAGAGGCAGTTCTCCATCGAGGAATTCGTCTCCTATTAACAAGGATAGATTTCCGAGCGTGAACATGTCGAATCTTTCCCATGTCCACGCTTCAGCGGGATTCGCCAAATATCTTTGTGTGAATATCCCGTCAACGGTCTTTAAGAGTTCAATTAATCTTAAAGATCGAGATCCCCGGTCCCGAGTTTTCCACTCGGAGCCGGAGAGAGCCCTTTTCTCATCTGCAGTCCAGATGGGATCAGGTCCACCCTTTAAGAATCGATTAATTCGAAACTTGAGGGTTGTAGCCCAATGTCTATATTTAGATGTTGGGTCACTGCATTCGCGACTGAGGCGTCTACCCCAGTGCGTATGTCGATAGATGATGTGTAATTTCACATCACTATTCGAGATCTTGTGGAACCGTATCTTGTTCCGCAGAGATCCATCCCACAGGGGCCCAAAGAGCCTCGGTGGGAGCGGGTCTTGAAGACGGATTCCGTCTCCAGACCAGACAACCACATCAGGACCGGGTTCGTTCCTGATAGTGGCCAATGCGCGGGCCGCATGGATTTTCCATGGGTCTTCGTATTTAATCCGGTGAGAAAGTTTCTTTCTCCGACGGATTATCGTCTCGTCACTTATTTCTAATAAGGATTCGACGTCTGATGTCTCCGACCCGGAATGGTCGTATTCATCATCAATGAGGTCTGCATTCTGTGAAACAGACGTCATTTGATCATTGGCTTCTCGTAAGAAAGTCGACAATGATTCGGAATATGACGGACCATGTCCTTCATATGCCGATACTGGAGTTACGATGGGGTTCCCATCGCTATCCCAGTCAATCTTCTCAAGAGGAAAACCCCTTTTGAGGAGATGAGACTGATTCGCAGACACTGTCTGCGAACCAGCCCTCGACAAAATAAGTGCCGACGGCACCTGTTTTGTAGAGAGGAAATGCTTTCCCTCCATGTAAGTGGAGAGTGCATCCGGGACAATTCGACCTGGTGAGGTCGGGTTGTACCAGAGGGGGACACTAGTCATTAATGACCAGACCTCCTCGTCCATTATCTTTGCCTTGAGCAAAGGAAATGTGTCA